ACGATTGCAGAAGATATAAGTATTGCGCCATTACTTTTAGGAGTTGACTTTAACGTAGATCCAATGTCAGGGATATGCGCAGTAAAGAAGGACGATACGTTATATGTTTTCGATGAAATAATTATGACAGGAGGGGCTACAACGTGGGATTTTGCTGAAGAAGTTACACGTCGCTACGGAATAGATAGAAGGGTTATAGCGTGTCCTGACCCTACTGGAGGAGCACGTAAGACTGCTGGTGTTGGAGCGACAGATCACAGCATATTGCGAAGGAGTGGATTTAACGTATC